AACATCAAGAAAGAGCTTTTGAAGAGATAAAGCAGAAAAAGATTGATATGGCCCGGGCAGCACGAGAAGTTGCAACTAAAATTAAGGATGCCCCCGGTAAAGCATTAGGTGCTATTAAATCTAAAGGTTTAGAGGGAATAATGAAGTTCTTTAATAATATTAAAAAAGGACTTAAAACATTAAAGCTTGGTTGGATGGCTATTATTGCAGCTGGTCTTCTTGTATTTGATCTTATTAATAATGGTTGGGGTGATTTAAAGAAATGGGTATCAGATGCTTGGCAATCAACTAAAGACTTCTTTAATTTCGATAATTGGAACTTGCCGGAATGGACCAAATTAGAGTGGTGGAATACTAAATGGAGTGAATGGAAAATGTCTATTCCTTCTTGGTCAGAAATAAGACCGGAGTGGACTAAATTAGAATGGTGGACTGGTATGTTTTCTGGTTGGAATTTATCTATTCCTTCATGGGAATCTATTAGACCGGAATGGACTAAATTAGAATGGTGGAGTACTAAATTCTCTGATTGGAATTTATCTATTCCTTCTTGGTCAGAAATAAGACCGGAGTGGGCCACAGCAGATTGGTGGAGTACTAAATTCTCTGGTTGGAATTTATCTATTCCTTCATGGGAATCTATTAGACCGGAATGGACTAAATTTGATAAAGAGGGTTCTGGTATGTTTTCTGGTTGGGATTTATCTATTCCTTCATGGGAATCTATTAGACCTGAATGGACCAAATTAGAGTGGTGGACTGGTATGTTTTCTGATTGGTCAATAACTATCCCTACTTGGGATACTATAAAGGCACAATTACCTAAATGGATAATAGAAGCAGGGACTTGGTTTAAAGAGAAATTATCAGGTTGGACTTTATCAATACCTACATGGACTGAAATCAAAGAAGGCTTTAATTCATTTTTAAAAGATCCTAAGGGTTATATTACTACCATGTTTTCTGGTTGGTCATTAAAACTACCTACATGGACTGAAATCAAAGAAGGCTTTAGTGCTTTCTGGAAAGATCCTTTAGGGTATATTAAAACAAAATTCAATGAATGGAAGATGTCTATCCCTACTTGGGCAGAAATTCAGGCTGAATTACCTCAATGGTTAGTAAATGCGGGTGTTTGGTTTAAAGGTAAATTCGATGCATGGGCATTAACAATCCCTTCTTGGAATACTATTAAAGAAAAATTACCTCAATGGTTAGCTAATGCTGGTGATTGGATTGGTGAAAAATTCAATGCATGGAAGTTAAAACTACCTACATGGACTGAAATCAAAGAAGGCTTTAGTGCTTTCTGGAAAGATCCTAAGGGTTATATTACTACCATGTTTTCTGGTTGGAATTTATCTATTCCTTCATGGGAATCTATTAGACCGGAATGGGCCAAATTAGAGTGGTGGAGTACTAAATGGGGTGAATGGACTTTTAATATCCCTACTTGGGAATCTATTAGACCGGAGTGGACTAAATTAGAATGGTGGACTGGTATGTTTTCTGATTGGTCAATAACTATCCCTACTTGGGAATCTATTAGACCGGAATGGGCCAAATTAGAATGGTGGAGTACTAAATTCTCTGATTGGAATTTATCTATTCCTTCATGGGCAGATATTCAAGCACAATTACCTCAATGGATAATTAATGCTGGTGTTTGGTTCAAAGGGAAGTTTGATGAATGGGCATTAAAGTTACCAACTTGGACAGAAATCAAAGCTGGATTCAATGCGTTTTTAACAAATCCTAAAGATTATATCTCTAATATTGTATCTAATTGGAAATTAGAATTACCAACATGGACAGAGATTAAAGCTGGATTTAGTGAATTTTGGGATAATCCATTAACATATATCCAATCAAAATTTAATTCCTGGGCCATATCATTTCCAACATGGACAGAGATTAAAGATTTTTTCCCTTCTTGGATACTTGAAGGTGCTGAATGGTTTAGACAAAAACTATTAGGTTGGACTATTAGTATTCCTACATGGGAAGAAATGCAAAAGGTTTTACCTGAATGGTTAGTTAATACTGGAAAATGGATTAGTGATAAATTTGCAACATGGGGTATTGATATTCCGTCATGGGATACTATTCGTGAAGGATTAATTGGCTTCATGAAAGATCCTAAGACATGGATCTCTGATAAGTTTAATGCATGGAAATTTGAACTTCCAACTTGGGATAAGATAAAAGCGGGATTAGGTGAATTCTGGCAAAATCCAGTTAAATATATCAAAGAAAAGGTAAATGGATGGTTTACCTTTGAAGGGGCAGATGGCGAAAGCTTCAATATCTTTGATAAAATCAATAATCTATTTGATGAGTATGTATATAACCCTATTATGAGTATGTTTGATACTATTGCTAATGCAATTGATGGATTAAAGATTGCTGCAATGAAATGGGCTGAAGATAAAGGTACAATAGCTGGGAAGAAGTGGATTAACTTTTCTGAAGAAATTGCTGCATCACAAGCTAAGATAGATGCAAGAAAGGCTGCCTCTGATATTCGTAATAAGACAATAATTGAAGAATCACCTCCAATGGAAATTAGAGGTGAGAATGGAGAAATAAGTACTGAAGAAGCTACTACATTACATTTAGATAGCAAACCTCCAGTAATTAAACCAGAACCTTTACCTGTTAATGCTGGTGCAGCATATGTTGAAGCTTATAAGAATATGCAAACACTTGCAGGACAACAAGCAGCTGATGCTTATATTAATTCTATTAAGCCAGGATTAGATCCTAAAACAATGAAAGATATTATAGATTCAATTAACAATCAAGGTGGGATATCTAACACAAACATTGATAAGAGTAATAAGACTACTATTATCAATGATCCTATGCCAGTTACTGATCCATTTATGAATATGTAATAAAAAGCCCCTCCGAAGAGGGGCTCTGTAAACGAAAAGAACTACGCTCTATTCATTTGCTAGCTTAGCAAAATAATCTAACATTTCTTCACCTTCATCCGTTTCAGCTTTTGGCTTTACTGGAGTATCTGGTTCAAAAGGTAGATCATCACCAGCATCTACTGCTGCAGGTTTTGGTGTAGCCTTACCCATAACACGATTCAACTTCGCTTCATAGTATGAATATGGTTTGAAGTTAGCAGGATCTACGAATTCACGAAGATCATATTGAGAATCGTACAACTCACTCAACTTATCATCATCACCATCGAACAATTGAGATGGATTATCGAATTCTGAACGATCATAATTACGATATCCTTCTACCTTGCGGATCTTAATTTTGAAGTCTGCCCCTTCCCAAAAATCAAATGGATTTAGAGGTTCATCATCCTTAAACTCTGGTTGAAGAGCATCAATCAATTTATCAAAAATCTTCTTACCATATTTGAATAGGAATACCTTACCTTCATTTTCTGGATTTTGAGGATCTTCAATAACCAGAATATTGGATACATAACCTTCTCTACGCTTACGATTGCGTACAATAGTTTTATCCTTTTCTGGAGTAGCATCCCAATTACCGTGAGATGATACCAATGCTTGATTCATCTTACAAACTGGACACTCTTGATCGACTGTTGTCGGACATTCATCGATATACCAACCACCCGCACCTTGGAAGCCATGAGAGAAGACTTTCACGAAAGGAACATCGTTATCTACTGATGGTGGAAGGAATCTTATTACTGCATATCCATTACCTGATTTCTCAACTGCTGGATACCACATACGGTCATCGCCAAAGTCCTTCTTTTTACCTCCTGCTTCTTCAAGCTTAGAGGTTAGATCTGCCACATTGCTGCGACGCTTTTTCATTTTTGCAAATGCATTACTTGACATCTTATTTCTCCTATCTTATTACTAGTGTTCGATTTTTATAGTGGATCGTCCACTTCAATATTATATTATATCATTAATTCTTATATTTGTAAACAATTTGATTGAAACTATTCACTATTAATTCTAATAGTTGCAAGAGGAAGATAAACATAATCATCATAAAGGCAAACACAATAAAGATTGGCCAAACGATTAGTATTAAAAGACTTTCTAAAAATCCTTTCATTAATCTTCTTCTCTATTAGCAATCTCTCTTTCAAGATACCATAAAGCTTTTTTCAAATCCTTAATATCATCATCTTTCCAATCTGCTCTAAGAACATATTTAATTACATTACCAAGATGGAAATCTAAAGCATAAGATTCAATAATATCAATTACTTCTATCTCGCCTTCAATACTTTGATAATGATCTGGATGATCAACATCTTCATCAGTACCTCTTACTTCAAATTGAGGCGCGCCTTTTGTAATAACAGGTTCAGCCTCTAATTTCATATCACCAATAATTGAACTAAATACTTCTTTTTCGCTCATTCTAATATCTCCAAACCAGTTTCCTTCTTAATTGCAACAGCACAAGCCTTTGCAATATCCATATGTTCCTTTTGAGTACCGTGACCTGCCCTTAATTGACAATAGTGAATCCATGAACGGACTGTACCTGCCATATAAAGAGTAGTTTCAGTAAGACCTTCAGGAAGTAATGCTCGAGCTTGTTCTTTAGCAATACCCATATCTAATGCTTGATGATATGATTGCTCTGCAAGATTTTTAACAGCCTGTTGATGAGACTCAAAATCCTTTTGAAGATCAGGATCATGGACTTCAATACTATTCTGACGATTTTCATGATCCTGTAATCGAGCCTCTCTATCTGTGATGATATTTTCTGCTATAGCATATCGTTGAGAGAATTCTTGAAATGAGAATGAACGATGCCTAAGAATTTGTCGACTAATATCTCTAGTGGTCTTAATCTCCATTGTAATAGATGCCATTTCAAAAGGCGACCAATGGGAATGTTTCATTAGATAATTTAGAAGCTTTTCTGAATTCTTATGATTATTTTGATTACCTGGGTTACTAACTCTTGCGCAATAAGCAATGAATTCTTTTACATTAGTCATCCCACCAATTTTTGGAACTGTTGTTCCTACAATTTTAACTTCACTCATTAGCAAGAACATCCTGCGTGTACAATATCATCAATGTCTTCCAATAGCATATCAACTTCCTTTTCTAAAGATATACTTAAAGTTTTCAATTTTTCAAAATCTTCCCTAGCTTTTTTATAATTTTCATATGAATAAGATCTTTCAAATACAATCCCATTCACTTCACACCAAATAACCAATACATCCTTTCCTTTTTCAGGTCGGTATGCAACCTTTGTGAGTCTATTCATTTCATCTAGAGCTAACTCAGTCTCATTATCATTTTGTAATATAAGCATCTTTCAATAAGTCCTTTATTTTGTTTTTGTCAATTTTCAAGAAGATTTTATATCTTAACATTTTATCTCTAGTTTCTTCCCATATAAAATCGTTCTTTAACTTTATATCGAAATCATCATAAAAATGTAACACTTCATTGAAGGCTATAAATGTTTCTGAGTTAATATCATTACCAAGTAACATTTTTAGAATAGGAGGGTGATTACCATTAGTCATGAAGAGATCATTGAACTCAAGATGATAGGGGATTAAAAACTCATCCTTTATAGATATTATATCATTATTCACTTCATTTGTAAACCGATCATTGCGTTTTTTCCATTCACGATATGTGTGTAATGAATAATCATTAATTTGAATCATGTCATCAAATTGTACATCATTAATAATATTAGCTACAACGAATTGAATGAATTCGGTTTTATTGAATATACGTTTAGCCTTTTTTAGAAAATAGTGATACTTATGATATTCTTTTTCTGATACTTTCACTCCAAGCAAACCATACTTATTAATATCATATGATCCTTTAAAGTATAGCCGTATAGACTTAAATATTCTTAAGGCGTCATTCTCTGTCATTGGGTACTAAACTTGGAGGTAGTTCATCACAAATTAATCTATGCTTAGCACAACATACTCGCAACTTCTCCTTTAGTATATCATCCATATATTTTTTAGCTTTACTTGGATCAATATCATTTTCTTCGCAATGTATAACTATAGCTTCTAAATAAGTTAAACCTTCATTCACAAGTAACTGTACTTTTTCTGCGAATGCTTGTGTTCTAGCTGACATGCTTTCTATACTCCAAAATTCTTTCTTGTAATGGTTCCATCCACTCCCTCCTATTTGAACAAAATTCTTTAACATTACCAGACTCATCAACCATTAGAATTAATAGTTTATCAATCTTCTCACCAGTTCTTTCATACCACATTACAGCATAGGCTGTACACTGTAACCAATAGTCAATGATCCACTCTTTCTTTTTCATTTTAGTGGCCGTCTTAAAATCAATAATACAACGAGTTCCACGATAATCACCAACACAATCAACTCGTCCGGCTAAACCAAGAGTATCAGAATAGAGAGGAGTCTCCATTCCGACCACAGTACCAATGTTATCTAATTTGTATTTGAGAGCCCAAAACATTTTATAGTATGGGTTAGAGATCTCAACTTCTTCATACTTGATATATTGCTCGGCCATATCATGAACAGCTGTTCCTCGTTCAGCCGCAGTTTTACAAATTCGATCAGCTTCTTCCTCACCGACTCGAGCTCTCCACTCGTCTAATCCAGATACTTCACCCGGAGGGCAATATCCAATTACAGTAGTAACAGAAGGATACCATTTACCCTCCGGTGTTTCATATCGTCTACCAGTATTTTTTGTTACACATTCTAATTCTGGTAATTTCACCAATTGTAAATCTATCATGTCATTCTTTTATATGCCTTTCTAATTATTTTTTTGACTATATCATGATCAATACCAAAAATGTTAACATAATCTGTTAAAACTGGAGATCCAGTCAATGTTTGAAGATCACCATTATTATATCTGATGTCTAATGCAATATCATTTGAAAACGCATCTACTTCATCAGGATCATAAAGATAATCTCGTTTTTTATCACCTGTACCAACTACGATTCTATGATGTCCTCGAGTCAGATACTGTCCTCGATGAATAACCTCATGTTCAATGGTTTGCTGAAGCTGATGAGTAAAGTCATTAAAAATCTGATTGTTGAACTCAATTTCCTCATCATCAGGATTATAGTAAATTACTACCTCGATTTCATCAATGTCAGGATCATAGTATCCACCAACTACTAAATGCCCTTCTGGGACCTCATCGTGACCATAAACCGCAACATCTAGATCTTCTGATTCAAGAAGATCAGAAAGATGGTTATGTATCTCATCAATTGAGTATGTCTGATCAAGAAAATCATTAATTAAATTTTTCATATATGTATAATTATATCATACTTTGATGCTCTTGTACAGGTTTTTTTTCAACTTTTTTGAAAAAGTTTTTTATAGGCCTATAAACTAAATTTATACTCAGTGTCCCTCAGAGGATAGATCTCTAGAGATCTATAGGATCCTCTATAAAAATATTTTATAGGCCTATAAAATATTTAATTGGAAAAGTTTTTATATGTTATAAACTAAATTTATACTCAGTGTCCCTCTAAATTTATACTCAGCGTCCCTCAGCGTCCCTCTAAGGGATTCTAAACAAATATATGTAGTGTCAATCATATACAAACTTTTAAGCCCTTAGAGGGACGCTGAGAATTATCCTTGCTCTAGTTGCTTGTTAACTGTGGTAAGTTGCTCATATGCATCAACAAAATCGTCTTGGGCCGCCACCTCTTCAAGGAAATTTCGTGCATGATACACTTTAATCAACTTTCTAACTAACGACTTTGCAATGTCAAATTCATCATGAATTGCTTCTACGATATCTTTGATTGAATCTTGATGAAGTTCAATCTTAGTCTTAATATTTGAGATTTCAGTTAGTTGATTATTGATCTTAGCTAGATCTTTTGGATTTGTTATATTCATATTTCACCATTGATGTATTGCATTCAAAATGATGGCAATCATTGTTACCATCTCCATAAAGTACCAAAATAACCGGATATAACAACACCTTGCCGATTATAGATTTGCAGCTTGATCACGAATATGATCCTTCATTAGAGGCATTAGATCCTTTTCAAAAAATTCTTTAATATCACTATAAAGAGTTTCATATTCCTCATCTGGTGGTGGACATTCAGTTCCCATATTATAATCCCACATCCAAAGCATCAGAACATCATATGCTCCAGTACCAATAGCCTGCTCAAACATTCGTTCTTCCCAGTATCCAACTTTATTATTAAAAGAGATAAATGTGTCATTATCCATTTTTGCAAAACCATCACGAATCATATTTTCAGCTTTCATTTGCTCTTTATAGGCATCAATATAACTTTTAAAATTATCAAAACTAATCATTTTCTAATCCTCTTTCCATAGCTTTTACAAATCCCATTTGAAGAAGCAGTTGAGCCTCTTCATCAGTTAATTCATATTGTTTTACATCAGAAGAAAATTGTCCCTCTTTGACTGGAAGAACCACCACTTTAGCTTTTGTCTCTTCAACAATCTGTTTCATTCCTTCAACCAACAATGATTTAGTAGCTTCATCAGAAATATTAATAATTACATCAGCCGAACCATCTTTATTCTCAGTAATTTTTTCAACACTAATCATGTTAGGATTAGGAAAATCTTCTTCTGTCTTTCCACACCAATTACATTCTTCACCTTTACCAACACCTATTGTGGCATGTTCCATTTCACAATAATGTTCCCATAAACCATAATCACTTGCTTTACTCATTATCCACTCCTCAGTTCATTTAACATTTGCTCAATATTTTCAATAATCATTTTAGATTCTGAATTATTAGTAATAAGCTTAAGCTTATTCAACAATTGTTGAATAGCTTCCATTTTAACTATACACTGTTCTTCGGTATGAAATTTCATCATGTCCACATTCCCGGTGTAATTTTAACAAGGCGAATCATCATTTCTTCATCTTCATCACGATATTTTTCTTCAAGAACAGTAGCAAGATCCATCGCCTTTTTATACACTTCTTCCTCTTCAGGTGTATTATC